TAAAGCATTTTACGAATCGGGAATGTTTACCGACATCAAAAGTGTTGCACAAGCAATGGTCAAAATATCCGCAGGACAAGAAATCGGAATACCTCCATTTGCTGCTATGACTGGCATTCACATTATACAAGGAAAGCCGACCATTGGTGCTGGTCTTATTGCATCAAGATTAAAAGGTAGTGGCAAGTATGATTACAGAGTAGTTGAGGCATCTGAAAAGGTTTGCTCAATTGATTTCTTTCAAGGTAACACTAAGATAGGTAATAGCACATTCACCATTGAGGATGCAAGAAAAGCACTTACAAAAAACATTGATAAGTTTCCTAAAAATATGTTATTCGCAAGGGCTATCAGCAATGGTGTTAAATGGTATTGCCCAGACATCTTTAGTGGACCAGTTTATGTACCGGAAGAGATGCAAGTGGTAACTACTGAAGAAGCAACACACATTGAAGTTGACACAACAATTGATGAAATTATCAATGACATTCAAGTGTGTGTATCACTTGATGAAATCAAAGCGGTATGGAAAAAGTTAACACTTAACCAGAAAACTGACCTACGAGTATTAGCAGCCAAAGATGATATGAAAACTAAACTAACACCTAAAACCGAAGCATAATGAAACTAACAATCTATCAAATCGAACAAAGCTATAACCAATTAGCAGAAGAATTAATCGAAAATGGTGGGGAACTTACCCCATCATTAGAAGAAGCACTTGCCATCACAGAAGAACAACTGCAAAACAAATCAGTTGCCTATTCGTTTGTAATAAAACAAATGGATGCAGATGTTGACATCATTGATGCTGAAATTAAGAGGTTGCAGGCAGCGAAGAAGCAAAGGGAAAAAGCAAGTGAATACCTAAAAGAGCGCATTAAACACGCAATGGACACATTCCAGATTGAAGAAATCAAGACACCATTGGTAAAGATTAACTTTAGAAAATCGGAAACAGTTGAGGTGGAGGATGTGAATTCACTGCCTGCTGCATTCAAGGTGGTTAAGGTAACCGAGCAAGCCGATAAAGCAGCAATTAAGGCAGCGTTAAAGGATGGTGTTGAAGTTACTGGTTGCAGTATAGCAACACATCGTAATTTGCAGATTAAGTAATTATTACTTATATTTGCAAACGAAATAACCGCCAAATTGAAAACATTTAACAACATAACCCCTATTTTAGTGTGGCCTCTTGGCGGTGGCGCACTTTAGTAGGGGTTTCTTTATATCCCAAATGAAAATATTTTTAATAAAGTCTCCAAGCGGCAAAGTTTACACACTAAACGCTGAATCAAAGTTTCACGCAATACAAAAGGCAATAGTTAAGGATGATTTTAAATACACATCAAATCAATACAAACAATGAGAGATTCCGCAATATTTTACCGAAGTTTCTACGAAGCCATCGACAATCTGCCATCAAAGTCACAGAAAGAGCAAGTATATTCAGCCATATTTGACTTCATTTTCAAAAATATTGAACCGCAGTTAAAAGGCAATTCACTTTCAGTTTGGATTTTAGTTAAGCCGCAACTTATTGCTAATCAGATGCGTTATGAAAACGGAAGCCGAAGCAAAACGCAAGCAAACCGTAAGCAAAACGTAAGCGAAAGTCAAGCTAATAAGAATGTATTTAATAAGAATGAAAATAAGAATGAAAATGTGTTAATGGAAACAGACCCACCCGCCCGCGAGGAATTTCTTTCTTTTTGTCAAACATTAGATATTGATTTTGATAGGCTGAAGGAAACAATTTCAGCAAAGTATGACACATTCGTTGATGATGGGTGGTGCAATGGTTATGGCAAACCAATAACGAACTGGAAAAACACCATACGCAATGTTATACCTCACTTGAAGCCGATGCCAACTAAAATACAAAATGAACAACCAAAGGCTCGCGGAAACTTTGGATCTAAAAACAAAACAAATGCAAAATAAAAAGAAAACAGTGCGCATTGATGATGATGCTAATATTGAATGGGGAAAACTACCTCCACAAGCGGATGATTTAGAAGTTTCAATACTTGGTGCCATACTAATTAGATCAAGTTGCATTGATGAAATTGTTGACTTTTTTCGACCAGATATGATGTACAAAGAAAGTCACAAGGTTATACTTGAAGCAATCTACACACTTTATAAACTTTCAAGCCCAATAACAGTTATTACTGTTAACACAGAATTGAAGCGCACAAGCAATTTAGAAAAAGCAGGCGGCACTTATTATCTAACAACCTTATGCAACAAAGCAGATTTTAATGTAGAATACAATGCAAGGATAGTCTTTCAAAAATACACGCAGCGTGAACTTATTTTGATGTCGGCAGGCATTATTAAGGAAAGCTATCAAGATAACGTGGATGCGTTTGAAATGCTTGAAAAAGGCCAGAATATGATTGACAAAGTAACACAAACTATTCACGTTGGAAAGTTTGACAATGTGACAGACCTATTCTTTGAATCTGAAAAGCGCAATATTGAAATTAGGTCAAAGCAAGGCATTAGTGGTGTTCCAAGTGGCTATTTCGATATTGATGCAGTTACTGGAGGATGGCAAAGTAGTGATTTAATTATATTAGCAGCAAGACCCGGAATGGGCAAAACTGCATTTGTGTTAAACATTGCCCGAAATGCAGCAGTTGAATTTAATGAACCAGTTGCTTTGTTTAGTTTAGAAATGTCATCAATGCAATTAATGAATCGTTTGCAATCAGCGGAAAGTGAGATACCTTTGGAAAAGTTTATGCGCACTGGCCTAAATGATGATGAGGTGCAACGTAAAAGATTAAAGTGTCAAAGGTTAGTTGATAGTAAGATATTTATTGATGACACGCCTGCAATATCGGTGTTTGAATTTAAAGTTAAACTTAAAAAACTTAAACGTGACCACAATATTAAACTTGCAATTGTTGACTATATTCAACTTATGACCGCAGGAAAGGTTGACAATGTTAACGGAAGAGAGCAGGAAGTTGGTTTTATTTCACGATCATTGAAAGGCATTGCAAAAGAGTTAAACATTCCGATTATTGCACTATCACAGTTAAGCCGAAAGGTTGAGGAGCGTGCGGATAAAACACCTATATTGTCAGACCTTAGAGAGTCGGGAAGTATTGAACAAGATGCCGATATGGTTACTTTCTTATTTAGACCTGAATATCACGGAATTATGGAAGACAACGATGGCAATAGTACAGTTGGCAAAGCGCAGTTTATTATTGCCAAGCACCGAAATGGTGCAACTACTGATGACATCCTGCTTGGTTGGGATGGTCAATATACAAAATATTAATGAAGCAATAAGTAAGGAATCACCAGTATTTACATCAAACTTAAAAGCAAATGAAGATTTTTAGCATACCCGAATTCGAACTATATTACCACAACCAATACAAACGGTCTAACATGGCCCAAGCGTTTTGGCAAACCTTACCGATTGAGCGATTCAACTTGAACAAAAAGAAAGTGGTTAAGAAGCGAAAAGCGGAGCTCACGACAAACCATTTAGACTTACCGGTAAACAATGTTATACAACCGAAAGAAACCAAAGATTCATTCAACACTAATAAGTTTACCGATTTGATTATTGCTTACTTAAAATCAGTACACAATTGCAATAGTGCAAGGCGCATAAGTAGCGAGGGTAGATATCGAAAGGGTATTGGTTACATTGCAGGGTTGAACAAAGGTATGGAGGATATACAATGTATATTGAAAGGTAAGTTATTTGCAATTGAAGTCAAATCACCAACTGATAAGATAAGCCCCGAACAACTTAAACGAAAAGCAGCAATTGAAGCCGATGGAGGTAATTACATAGTAGCCACGTCGTTTGAGCAAGTGCAAAGTGAATTGTTAACGTTATTAAAATAATTCTTATCTTTGTGGGGTGAAAAGTAAACAAACAACAAACATTAAGTCAACAGAGTTAATTGCTGATGACAAGAACTTTAATAAAGGTAGCGAGAATGGCGCAGAAATGATACGCAAATCGTTCCAAAAGTTCGGAAGCGGCAGGTCTATCCTAATTGATAAGAACAACCGTATAATCGCAGGAAACAAGTCTGTTGAATATTCGGGCATTGATGACGTGCTAATTGTTGAATCCGATGGAACACAATTAATAGCGGTAAAAAGAACAGATATTGACTTAGATTCACCACAAGGCAGAGAGATGGCACTGGCTGATAATGCATCAGCAAAGGCTAACATCGTATTTGATGCTGAATTGATTGAAGCAGAACTTGGTGAGGCGGTTTGTGAGGAATGGGGGATTGATGTAGGAGTAAAACTTGATGATGAAATGAGCGATGATTTTACGTTGGCAAGTGGTGACAAAGAGCCATTTCAACAAATGACTTTTACACTGGCAGACGAACAAGCTGAACAGATTAAAAATGCAATAGATGATATTAAGCGTACTGAAGAATATAAGTATTGCGAAACAATGGGCAATGAAAATAGTAATGGAAATGCACTTTATTTAATCATAATGCAATGGGCAGAGCAAAGGAAATAATTGTTAAGGTTATACCTTCTAAAATTGCTAATGAATTTGTAAAAAAGCATCATTATAGTGGTAAGGTAGTTAATGGAAGTGATTTACATTTTGGTTGTTTTTTAGATGATAAGTTACACGGAGTTATGAGTTTTGGCAATCCATTAGATAGAAGTAAGGTTATTAATTTAGTAGAAACAGAAAACAAAACTATCCATACTAAATGGAATGAATTTAGAGAGTTAAATAGAATGGCTTTTAATGATTATTTGCCAAAGTATTCTGAAAGTAGATGTTTGAGTATTGCTTTTAAATTAATTAAAAAGAATGCACCACACATTAAATGGATATTAAGTTTTAGCGATGGTACACAATGTGGTGATGGTACAATTTACCGAGCAAGTGGTTTTCAATTAACAGCAGTAAAAATAAATAATCAATTAATGGAAATGCCTGACGGTGCAATTTGTCATAAAATTGTGTTTGCTGATGGAAATACAGGAGCAGTAAAGGATAAATTAAAATACAACAAACCAAAAGGCAAATCAGAAAATACTTGGTTAAAAGAAATAGGTGCAAAACCAATTATTGGTTATCAATTAAGATACATTTACCTAATAGATAAAACTTGCAAAATAACAGTTCCTATTTTACCATTTAGCAAAATAGATGAAATGGGTGCAGGAATGTATAAGGGAAAAAAAGTATCTTTGCAAAGTAGAAAAGAAACATGCGCTGATGGACTAAATAAAAGTCGCGGTACTTCCAGTATCGAGATGGCGGTTACACCGACCTCAGCGCTCAATAATTAAAAATGGCAACACCATCACCTAAACACACTAAATTCATTGAGTTAGTTGCCAATGGCATATCGCAGGATAAAGCCTATATTGAGGCCATTGCACAAAAAAAAGTAAATGGCAACACCGCACGAAGCAAGGGCTCAATACTTGCTAAAAGGTATGCAAAGGAAATACAAGAACATAAGCAGTTAGTTAAGCAAGCAATTAACAATGCCACATCAACTGCCATTACTGAATTAGCGGAAAAGAATATTCTATCAACTGCCGAACGAATGGAGATGTTGAGCAAGATTGCCAAAGGTGAGGTTAAGATTAAGAAACCGTTTGTGATTGCGGGCAAGATTATGGAGTACCCATCAGAGCCAGACCACAACGATAGAACTAAAGCCATTGCCGAACTTAATAAGATGGATGGAAGTTATGCAGCAACTAAAACAGATTTGACCACTAACGGGAAAGAAATACGTTCATGGAGCGTGAAATCGAAGTAAATAAATCATACATTCCATTTCTTTCAAATAGGCAACGATATGCAGTTTTGAAAGGCGGCGCAGGATCGGGCAAATCCATAGCGGCAGTTCAAAAGATTATCCTGCGCATAACAACCGAGCAAGGCCATCGCATTCTTTGCATTAGAAAGGTAGCAACAACCATTCGTAACAGTGTTTATCAATTGTTTGTCGATAAGCTATTAGAGTACGATATATTCAGCGAATTTACTATAAACAAAAGTGAGATGCGATTTACTCACAATCCAACTGGCAATGAAATATTGTGTGCCGGTATGGATGACCCCGAAAAAATAAAATCCATTGCAGGCATCACATCTGTTTGGTGTGAAGAAGCAACCGAGCTTGATGAATTAGATTTCAATCAGTTAGAGTTAAGGGTGCGAGGCGAAACAAATAACTACAAACAGTTTATTATCACATTTAACCCAATAAGTGAACAACACTGGATAAAGCGCAGATTCTTTGATGAACCTGATGCCGAAACCATGTTGATGAACACTACGTATAAAGACAATTCATTTTTAGATGCCGATTACATCCACCATTTAACCGAAAGAGTTAAAGCAAACCCAAACCTGCACAAAGTTTATGTTTTAGGCGAATGGGGCAAAGTTGATTTCGGTGGCGAATTCTTAAAGAGTTGGTCAACCATTAAACACACTGGCATTGTAACCTATGACCCATCATTAGCAATTTGGCTTTCGTTCGATGAAAACGTAAATCCTTACTTCCCTTGCGGCATTTTTCAAATTAGTGATGAAAACGAAATAAGATTGATTGATTGCATAGCTTTAAAGAATCCCGATAACACAACCAAAGCAATGGGCAGGGCAATAATGCAACGGTTACGACATTGGAAGCATAACGGCCATGTTTATGTGTGTGGCGATAGCACATCGCAAAAGGATGATGTTAAGCAAGAAAAGGGCTTTGATTTGTTTCGCTTATTAATCAATGAATTAGATGAGGTTAAACCGATTAGGCGCGTGGCTAAATCAAATCCAAATGTGCGCCCGAGTGCCGATTTCTTTAATGCTATTTTAGGCTACAATGAGCAAGGCATTAGTTTTATAGCTGATGAAAGTTGCAGAGTTGCAATATTAGATTTTGAGAACACAAAGGAAGACAAGAATGGAAAGCCAGACAAACGCACAGTTACCGACCCCGTTACGAAGGTCAGTTATCAGCCGTATTCACATATAGTTGATTTAACACGTTACTTAATCACATCGGTATTCGCCTCACAATACGCAAGGTTTCAAACAGGAATTATAAAACCGCTTGTTGTTGTTGGTCGGGATGCTGAATATAAATCAGCAAGTAGATTTTAGTTACATTTTTACATTATATCGAATAATTTATTATTATTTTGCACTATGGCACGATTCTTAAAAACCTCCGACTATCTTTCAATAATTCAAACGGTTGACCTCAATCAGATAACCGAGAACACCCCGCAAAATTTGTATGATAGCGAGGTTAAGGCCATAAGTAGAATGAGGACAAAATTAGTCCAAAGATACATGGTTGACAT